ACCGCCGCCACCAGTTGCAGGATACGCTGAACTGAGACCCGTATCAGTGTAGATCTGCCCTGCAGTAATCGTAGCGCTCTGAGTCGGAAGAGACTTAGTCCACCAGTTAAACTCCGGATCAGTAGTCTTCTCACTGCCCATCTTACTCAGGATTGCTGTCAGCGGCATACTCCCATTGGGATAGCGATAGAGAATTACCTCTCTCCAATTCTTCGGCCGCTGATCCGTCACCCAGTCACCATTACCTCTCATACCAAGAAAAGCCATAATCATTCCTCCAAAAAGTTTTACTTAAAATTTAACGCTACGTTTCAAAATGAAATGAAGCAAATCAAATTACACTGCAGCGCTAAACGGGGTGGCAGTATCAGAACCTGCTGGGCAGGATACTACTCCATTAACGAACCATACATCTGCGGCTACGTCAATTAACTCAATCCAATCACCTTTCTGCCCACCAGTGGTTGTACCATTAAGAGTGATGGTATCAGCATTTGCAGGTGCAGGATACATAATAGCTGCAATCGTCCCCACAAGATCTGCATCCTGATTAATCACATTACCGATGAAGTTAGTATTAGTAGTATCAGCTACTACTATTACATAATTTGAGGTATTCAGTACACTTACAATAAACTTGTACCGAGCACCAGATCCAGTAGCTTCAGGAAGGGTAAGAGTAACTAAAGCATTACCTCCTACCTCTCCCAACATACAGACTCTTCCCTCGTGAAGAATTTCTGTAATAGCCCCAGTCTCTACAAGAGTAACTACTCTGCCTGTAAGATCACAAGTTCTAGTAATCTCCGCAGCAGTCGCGGTATTGCCATCACATACGCCATTAACCTCAGCAGCAGTTGCCAGATTATTAATTTTAGCAATGGTAACCACTCCAGCATTGGTCATGGTAACATCCTGACTAAGTGCTACACTAGTCATAGTAGTACCATTACCTACAAGAATCTTAGCATCACCCTTCCCATCCAACGCAGCAGCAACTCCTGCAGTGCCCAGAAGAATGCTACCAGTGGCAAGAGTAATCTCCCCCGCAGCCACTGCCCCAATAGCGTTGAAGTTACAAGAAGTATTAGTCCCTATATTCTCATACAGGCCAGTAGTCCCAGTAACTACATCTCTATCAATAAACAGACATCCCTTAGCATATCCAGCCGTAGCATTCGCCGGAACATCTGTCCCCGTAGCATGGAGAATGTCCATATTCTTGTCTCTCATAAGAACAAGAATCTGTCCACTCGTACCAGCCAGTGTCGAAGACACAGGGGCGCCCCAAGGATTGAGGCCTAACTTAGCTAACTTCCCTAAAAGTCCCATAGACTACCTCCCTATTACACGTAAGAGGATTCAAACTCTTCCAACACCATAGCACCTGTCTGGGCACCATTGGCCTGAAGGAAGAACATGAAAGGGATAACCGTCTCACCAGCATCGAAGGAGAAAGCAGCCGTAACAGTCGGAGCATCGTCATCGATCTGATAGGTCACAGCACCATCCGCAGCTACGTCCACTCTCAACTCATGGATTCCAGCGTCGGCCCAATTATCGGTTGTATCAGTAGTTGCCGTAGCACCACCATTGAGGATGGTTTCAATCTTAATATCCCCACTGATGACATTAAGAACGGCCATCTCATCGTAATCATCCAGATTAGTCTGATAGGCCTCAGCCTTCCTAAACCCAAACGCACAATCATCAGTCCCTGCAACTGTAGCAATACTGAAACGGAGTCGAGCGAAGAACGCCCTACCGACCATATAAGCACGAGGGGCTTTAGAAGTAATCCCACCAGCAAATGCGATCTCTCTACCATCATTATCAGTCTGGTCCCCAGCCACTGAGCATCCAGTAGCTGCCAACGCACCCAGTCCGATAATAGTTTGAGTCCCTTTCGCTACATACTCAAACGAGTTAGACTCAAACTTAGCTACATTCGCAGTATCAGCAGTCCCGCTGGGAAGTGCAGTGGTGGCATTAATCACCTGACAGATTGGCTGAACATTAAACGTCTCCAGACAATACTTGTCACCATTCCCAGCCTTAATGGCCCCTGTCACCTTAACATCACCTTTCATAAGGTTATCAATAAACTGTCCTTCACCTGCCATAACTCTACCCCCAAATGTTAATCATTAATAAGATCATCAATTTCACTTTGCAGCCCACTACTGGGCTTCCCTGGACCCTTTGCACCTTGACTCCCACCAGGTAAGGATGGCTTAGGTTTGGTAGCAGCTACTTTCTCTGCATCTACTACTTCGTCTTTCAACTGAAGTGCCTCCTTAACTCTAATAGCCGCCTCATTCAGCACCTGACTAATACTCCAATCTGCATGCTCGGCTGCCACAGCATTAGCTGTATGACTTACAAAGGGTTTAACTCTTTTCAACTCTGGATGAGCCCCATAAAATTCCGTAGCTACATCCTTAAGAGTTGCCTGACGCTGGACAAATGTGCCTACTACTTGAGGAATGTTAGTTAATGTCCTCTGTACTGTATCCTCTCTTACAGCACTCATAGCGGATTTGAAGAATTCTACAAACTTATCCTTACTCTCCATAATCCCGTCAAAGTCTACAGTTTCCAGTAAACTGTCCAACGATGGGATTTCAATCTGAGAAGTCTTAACATGAGCAACTGCCGATTCAGGTTTAACTTCTGGTGCTGGAGTAGCTACCCCTCCTGATAACTTATTCACCAGTTCGGTCAACGCAGCAATTTGTGCATCTCTGGGATCCACCTCACTGGTGGGTGTATCAAGAACAGCCGGTACTTCAGCCTGTACAACTACCTCACTAGTAACTTCCTTAGCAGGCTCTTCGCCCGAAGGCTTTACCTCTGCAGGGGTATCTAATGAAGGGATAACTTCAGAAACATCAGTAGTAGGAGTATCCGGAATCACTACATCACTGATAAAATCTTGCAACTCATCCATGGATACTTCAGGAGCTTCATTTACTACATTACCATTCTCATCAATCTTCATCTTGGGCCTCATTAGTTGAAGGATTAGTTAAATCTGCCAACCTATTGTCTAACAGATTTTGAAATATATCTTGACACAATCTGGCGAAGTGAATCCCACCTTGAGTCTTTATGTAACTTTTTGAATCAGAGAGTTCTAAGAAATCCCTCATCTGCTCAATCCTAATGTTAAGTTCTCCTAAGAAATCTCTATAAACAGTACCTTCCATGAACATCTTTAAGGTCTCAGGAGAACTAACCGGCTTATAATCTTTACTAAACTTCATCTCATCACTCACTGCATACCTCCAGCCATTTGATTAATCGGGATAATATTCCCAGCTTGTGCCTGCTGCCTTACTACTTCATCAGGCATGGATTGCTGCTGAATCTCCCCACCTCTCCTCACAAAGTCATTAACATTCTTCGCCCCTGCTATGCGTGCAATATGCTGGAAGATTCGTACTACGTCAAACTTCTGGGCGAGCTCAGGATTATTTCCCAGGATCTGGTAGAGTTGTACCCAAGTCTGTGCGTCTCCACCAGGGAGAGATCCTCCATCTTTTACAATAACACTGTAGTCAATATCTACATCCTGTGGAGATACGGAGATTCTACCACGGTCAATAGATTGACCATACTCTGCCATGAGCACCTCTTGCCAATCCCCACTAAGTTTAATGAACGCTTCGCTTGACATCATCTGCTTATTGTGAATCCCGAAGAAGTGCCCGAGATCCTGCATCCCTTGCATCCCCACCACTTTAGCAATCCTCTCAAGACGATTAACTCCACCTGCTCTAGTACCTTGAAACTCTGCGCCAGTCAATCTTTCAGGGCCTCCAGTACGAAGTGATCCCTGCATACTGGCATCTGCACCACTTATACGATCCATCCACTGAACGATCCAAGTAGAGTCCGCAACATTACCCCTCGTCACATCATTGATTCCAAGTTGCATTGCTACATCTTTAACTCCCTTTCCCCATGCAGGGCGTCGGAGTCTAATCAACTTACCAGGTTCTGGATTCTTAAGATCATTACTATTGACTAAGTAAGGATCGTATATGATCATATCATTAATTGCCTTACGCACATTAGCAATATGACTGTTAAACATGAAGTCAAGAACTCCCTGCATACCGTATAAGATTTCAATCCGACTAATAGGTGCTAATGAGTATCCATCATAATCTGGGGCAATTACACTGACCGGGAACTTATTATGATCCAGCCCCGCAGGTTTCGCTTTGAGCACCACCTCATCAGCACCAAGTTCGAAGTACCACAACTCAGGATATTCCTCATCACTCAGGCCCCAGTCTTTAGGAATCATCCTAACAAACATTTTCAACCTATCCACACCTGTAGTAAGATTACTAGCAAATCCATCTACAGTTGAAGTCATCCCACTTTTAGTATTCCTACCTGAGTTATCACTAGGGAAGATACAACTTCTCCTCCCCTGCAATCCCTTCAGATACTTAACATTAAACATTTCAGGATCATTCTTCTCCTCACCAAGAAGGGCCATATAGTTAGTCTTATTAACCCAGCCATTATACTCTCCAGCTTGAGGAGAATGGATAGGTACTGTTATATCTGGGAGGTAGAGGTAGGGGTCAATATTCTCAAGAGCATTACCTTCAAAAAGAAGTTGGTTGTCCATAGTGAGAATTTGTTCACTAGCGCCAAATCCAAAAAATCCCCTACTTTTCTGCTTAACAGTCTTCTTCCCATACTCGGAAGTCCAAGTAGGGGTTACTACTCCAAATCCATAAGCAAAGGAATCCCTAGCTTGAGTGTGCAGATTAAGCCCCACCTTATTCTTAATACATTGAAGTGCTATTACTTTTTCAAGTAATATAGCACCTATCACATCTTTAGGCCCAGTACCTTCATACCGAAAGATGGGGTCTTGAAGGAAGGCTGCTACGTAGAATGACAGAAGAGTCTCCAACACTGTGTAGGAGTAAGGGAAGACTATACTAGTAGGCCTGCGTGAATCCTTCTCCTTAACCAACCTCTCACTCTCATCCACAGGAATGTATGCGCTAAGGGTAAAGTCTATGGAGTTCCACGCAGCGTGCCTACCACTCATCACCCTAGCACTAGCCTGCGCCCTCTGTAGAAGTTCACTTTTAATGCGATTATGTAAGGTTGATCCAGGACGCAGGTCTATACCCTCAGGATAATCGTAATCAAACTTATCATTAAATGAGATGGTGCTTTGAGTGTTACCCTGAATGCTGATTGCCATTCCTAATCTCCAAATGCTCTGTTGATTTAATCAACACAGCGATTAAATTAATAGTCCCATCTCCTCAAAGTCCATCTCACTATCACAACTCAACGAATCAAACTCATCTTCAGGAGGTTCCTCATTAGTGCTGTCTGAAGGATCAAAGTACACTCCATGCTTTTCCATTATAAACGTATGATATGCAAGACAGTCCATTACGTCCCAGAGTTTACTCTTAGGGAATCCGAGAAGTTGTCCTTCAAGTTTTGCACAATTACTAGGATTATGATATATATATCCAAGACGATACGACGGAGCCATTGTGGCAATTCTGGCAGCTTTCCCACTTTCTCCCACCCCTTTACGTGCATTAAGTTCTACGAGTATAGGATGCATGTTTCTAGTCCTGCACTCATTATGAATTGGTTGGATGATGAACTCGTTAAGGCCTGTTATCTCATAACCCATTAGGAAGGAATTAAAGTGAGAGACTTGTCTAAACATCTCCTCATATAATTGGTCAGGGTAGAACTTCTCACTGACAATATCCCTCACGAAGATCTTACCACTATTGCGATGTACCGCTACGGTTATCACTGCACTATCCGCAGACTGGAGCTTAACAGTTTTGGCAGGATCTATTATGGTCATGTGAAGCATGTCGTAAGTACGGAGCTCTTCAACAGTTCTATCTTTACCAGTTACCTTAATCTTATCCCCACAATCTTCAAAGTATTTGAAGTACTCTTGCTTGAAGACTGCATCTTCAGTAGCAATAGGAATGTTCATCCTCTCCATGTAAAATGAGTCTAGGGTTCCAAGACGGCGGTGCTCATCAACCTCCTCCATAATCTCAGCATCTGTCATATAATTAGTATCATATGACTTATAGTTGGAGTCGCATATGGATAGTTGAACACTTGCCCAGTTGGGGGACTCTATTAAATCTACAAGTAAGGAATCCTCATGCTTGATGGTATCAATGTAGATGAATATAGTCTCAGCCCCGTAACGAGATTCTGTCTTCATAAGATCAGACCAGAACCACTCCTTTAACTTCTTCCTATTTTCCTCACTCCTAATCTCATCCTTATTCTCAAGATCGTCAATGATCACCAGGTCGGGACGAAAGTTATTCCAGTTAAGTCCACGAACCTGCTGACCAGCACCACGGGGAAGGACAAAGGTAGATCCATAAGCGACCCATGCTGCTTTGGAGAATGTCTCATCCATCCCTCCCTGAGTATCAATAGCATCTTTGATATTCCCGAAGAGGTGCCTAACTTGCTGATTTGAGATCAAATCACGTTTGATATTCTCAGTCTGCATCTCAGCACTAGTCGCACTATTACCAAGGTATACGATGAAATTAGCCATGCGAAATAGTATTGCCCTCATCGCTATCGCTTTAGCTATAGAGGTCTTGCCAATCCCCCGAGGTGCAGCTATCGCTATCTTCTTATACCCCGCGTTAATAAGATCAAAGATCTGCTGATGGAGTGTTGAGAAGTCTGACGTGAAGATGTCAGGGAATAATGCTCCACAACAGACTTTGATATCTGTTATGCAGAATGCTAAGACTTCATCTAAGTTATTTTCATCAGTCATAAATCACGATCATCTCTTCGTGGGTTGATATGTTAATTTAATCCACTATCGCTTATAAAGTAAACAACTTCGACATCATAGGTATTTGCTGCCATAGCGAGGTTTAGCCGGTGACTAGTATCGACTGTATAAGTCCTAACTTGTGGGGAACCATTAACGGTCAACGCTTGCGTAACGACCGTTTCAGGGCTGGCCCCGTCAGCAGCAAAAACTACTAAATCAAAAAACCTATTAGTACCCTCCTCCCCCCATACATAGGCAATTCCTCCCCGTAAGTTTGACCCTGGGGTGATTGGCTCAGTCGTTGAAAGGGAATGGTAACGAGATCCCTGATACGGAGCATTGTGAACTGCGTCGCCGGCAGTCGAAAATCTAAGAGGAACACCCATTTGGAAATACCCAGACGATCCTCCATAGAATGTTCCTGTGTTGTAAATATCCCGGTTATCGTGGAAGTCTCCGGTGATTGTAGCAGTTCCCTTTTTAGTCCCTACTGTAGCCGACTGGAAATTATTCCCTATGAGATAGGGGTTTTCGCAGGTGTCAGTCCCACTTTCTAACAGTTCCAACCCCACAGGTGGGACGTTAGTATTACCAGCATTGGCATTGAGCGTTCCGGCAATTGTGGCTTTTCCGGTGATTGTGATTGTGTTGGTATTAAGCAAGTTGCCAGTTTTGCGCATCAGCAATACATTGGCCGTTTGCGCCCCGTCAGCGCCTGCAACATCGCTGATCCCCACAACAACTCCTGTGCCTCCAGCACTACCTACCAAAACATCGAGGGGGAATATTTTGTCCAGATCGGTGCCAGTTGTTACAGACAGGTAATAGTAATCCTGAGTGGCAGGATACCCCTCATTACCTATTGCCGTAATGTGGTCTCCATAGACCGAAATTCCATCCCCGCTATCGGTCGTTAGTCCGACTAAATTTGCATCTTGAAATACATTCCCCTGCAACAGTATCTCGTTGTAGGTATCCCCCCAAGATCCTATTGCTCCAGATGATGGATAGATGGATATTGCTCCGTATCCGGAAACTTGAGATTTATTATTTAGAAATCTCAAGTTTCTGACTTGATCAGCCCTAACTAAGAAAGGGCTTTTCCCGGTGAATAGTGCAGTATTATTAGAAAATGTCGCCCCTTCCCTGAGCGAAGTGAATCCAGAATAACGAAACCCAAAAATATTGTACCTGCTGACATTATCATGGATGTTGTTGTTGATTCCCCCATCTTCCACGGCTTGATAGCAAAATTCAGCGTCATTATGGGCAATTTCGACCTTCTTTACTCCCCCACCGTTAAGGTTAAACGCGGCTGCTCCAGTACAATACTTGGCGTAATTATTATACATCCCGCCACCAATGGCGTAACTCTTGTACTGCCACCCCTCGTGAAACAATCCTTCGAGTCGTGTGTTGGAGATAATACAATTTTTCGCAAATCTAATAGTGCCCGCCCTAACATACTGCGTTGCATTACTATAGGTATCAACAGTATCGTTTGTTGATACTGTAATACCTTCTATCATATTGTTTTCGGTGTAGATGTAGGACTCCTCATCGTCCCCGCCAGAATCTACTGCATCATCATCCCCGATCAGGAAGATGGTCTGAAAATTCGTTGTCCCGTCCGGATCATAGATCAAATGTCCATTGCCACTGACTCCAGTATTATCCTCATCAATTTTCAGACAATAAAAAACTGCGGCATCGAAATTCGAAACTGTGTAATCCTGAAGGTGAAATGTATCGTTGATGATAATGCTATTCCCGGTCAACTCTGCGTCATCAATTGCCGCCTGAATTGCAGCACGATTCGCGGTCTTAACCTCACTCGTAGAGGTATCCTTGGTAGCCCCAAACCAGAGGACATTCAACGGTCCGCTGTAATTCCACACCCATGCCTCAGACCCATCTCCACCAGTAGGCACGATGATTGACCCACCGTTGTCCACATAGGCGCCGGGGACAGCTCCTGACGTCCAGTTATATATTGGAGGATTTGTATCTCCTACTACGTAGTACCCAAGAGGCTGGACACTCTTAGTGATTGTAGTAATAGTCCAAGTCCTACTTCGAAGATCAGTTACTAGATCAATAGTATTGGTAAGTCCTAATACGTTTGAAGTTACAATTGTCCCAGTGGTATAAAGATTCTTGACTGTATTAGTCCAATCAGTACCTACATTGAAGGCACTAACATTATCTACACTGAGTAATAGTAAAATAATTGCTATGTTTATTTTTGAAACGAAGCATTTCCAATTCATCTTAACCTCCAATTAAAAGTTCCAAGTCCCAAACATTCCACAAATTACCCACTGTCCAGCCCCAGCCACTTCCAATTCAAGGAAGGCTGCCTTAGCCTCACTCTCAGTATTGGTTAGCGAAGATGCAGCACCACCATTAGCAATGGCATCAGTACCTCCGGCTATTACTGAGAGATCCCCAGTGCCGAGTTTATGCACTCGGATCCAACTTCCTGCATGTGCAGAGGTTACTTCAGGCAGAGTTAGGTTTACTGTAGAGGCAGAGTTATTAACATAAACCTGATTCAGCCCCCCAATGGCCACACTCCCTGAAACGTTAAAAGAGTCAACCTGTCTTGAGAAATCTCCACCTACAAGATCTGCCAGGCTATTAACAAGGGCGGCGATATCCCTAATATTCGCAGGCCAGTCTACGATAGGATCTGAATCAGTTGGAAGTGTTGCATCTACTGTCATAAGTATTACCTCTTAAGTATAGAAGTTAGGAGCTTTTGCTTTTGTCGCTATGTTAGTTGATTGGTAATGTAAGTCTACATAATGAAGAAATGGTACCTGATCCAATGTATCTGCTACATCAGTTGGATCTCTAAATGCTCGGTTCAATTATGTTAGAATCTATCTGAGTAGCTGATGGGGATACTGCAGATAGTTGAACTTCTGATATAAGATGTTGATATTGTGTGCCGCTTGCTGTCGCTGTTACTGAAGTTATGAAGGATGCAGGAAAAGCCGCTTGATTATGCCCTTTAGCATAACTTACTTCAAATTGCCACTTAACATCTCCAGGAACTCCAGCAGGCCCACCACTATCAACAACATTTTGTGCCCAGTGTGTGTGAATAAAACAATCACTATCTGGAACATAGTCATGTGGGATATGATAAGTTATAAATACCTCATTCATTACAGCGTTACTAAATGAGAATTGTCTTAATGAGTCTCTAAATACTGCTAATGTAGGATCATTAGCTCCGGGAGATATTATCTTTACTTCTCCAAGTATGTCTCTAAACCCAAAAGTTGGAGTTGTAGTATCTACCTTTATACCCTGACCAGTGGTCTTAGGAAGTACAGGTATATCATGAATCTTTATAACCCCTTTAGTAGCATGGCTAGTAGAATGTAGCTCAAGATTATCACTAGCTTCAGTACCTCCATAGCCTATCTGCCCTCCAGCCCTACCTGCCAGTAAGAAGTACCCAGTTAAAGAGGTACTAAGATCTCCTAGCAGCGCCATATGAGTAGGATCAGTCCCTGCAACACCTTTAACAGGGGATTGGAACTCTGCTGCTTCTGGAAACTCAGTATCATCATAACCAAAAGCGTCTACTACAGAACCAATCCTGATAAATTTATCAGCCATTTTCAGACCTCAATTATCATCATAACTCCGGAAGTTGCTTCGTCACCTTTTACGTACAACTTATACCTCTTCTCAGGAGAGTTCATAAAGTACTTAATCTTAGAATCATAAGCATCGGCAGCCTTACCTTTGAAGATAATAGTACCAGTAGCACTACCTAGACGTACAGTAAGTACATCATTCTGTGCGGCTGGGATCATCTGAATAGATCTAATGTTGAGGCCGTTAGGAACGTCCTGAGTAAGACCACTCCCACTAGTAACATCCCAAGCAGTTGCCCCGTCAAATGTTACATTGATAAAGTTACCATTCTTGCTAATTGTAAGTGCCATTGGATACTCCTATTAATTTAATCTCATTGAGTGACCTAGACGACTAAGGCCTCTGTAAATCACACCACTTAATTCTGCAAGTATTGTTAGTAACCCGTAGCTAACACCTAAAGCAGATCGTTCAGTTAAACTACTTCCAGGTGTAGGATAACTCCCATTACTAACTATCGCCATATAATCAAGAGCCATAGCCGAACCATCTAAGAATTGGTGAAGCTTTTAGGTTAAAGAATCCAGTCTGAACTATGGGAATCTCAACAATGGGTAGGATCTCAACTGGAGCATTATCCATTAAGTATTGAGTATTGATTATATCTATATGCTTAATGATAGCCTCGTTAAGTCGAGCCTCCATAGCAACACTTTTAATCTTTTGAATTTCTAACCCCTTCTCCCTAAGGCACCTTAACATATAGTGATTTAGCTCGGCATGAGGATATCCAGTGAATCCAGTAGTACCACCATCCTTGGCGAATTCCTTACCTTGAGCCATCTCCATAAACACTTCAAGAATTACAGCATCTGCAACATTAGTATCAATATGAAGAGCTTTAGCCTGATTATGTAACCAAGTTAAGGTTTCTTCAAGAGATGCTTTCTCTGAATAGGGTGCGTAAAGTTCTGCAAAGTTAGATATCATCATATCCGTAATGCCTTACGTTGAGTTACGCCAGCAATAGATGTGAAACAAGCCGCTACTGTCCCAGAGCTTGCCCCTGCATCGGTAAATAATTCAGCGTCCCCGGTTGCCTCGGTTATTAATAATTTGTTTACTAAAGCGCGGACAAGAAAGTCTAGGTCAGATCCAGCAGCCTCTAGGGCTGCTTTGATGTCTGCCGTTGTAGGAAGCGCACCGATCTCTGTATCGATATACCCCGCAATCGTTGCCTGGTTGGCGGCGGTGGCCATATCAGGTATCGCGGAAAAACTAGATCCGTTTTCAGTATCCAGCATTGCCCCATCTGTACCGCGCATATCGCTGTTGGTGGTGCATGTGTCTACTATGGATACGTTTGGGATGGTAACTCCAGAGTGAACTACTGGAGAGAGTACAATGCCCACGGCCTGGGTGATGTTAGTGGGCGTGGCCAGGCCACTCTGAATCGCTGTAACCGCCGTTGCGTTGGGGGCGTCTACCAGGTCCACTTTGGGGGCGGTTGCCTGGACATCGAAACCAATCAATTCGATCTCCAGAGGTAAAACTGCAACCCCGGCAGCAGTAAGATAAATTACCAATGATTTACAGGTGTTGGTCCCAAAGTGGAC